GCTATTCGCCGGGCATGGACGCGCTGCCGTCGCTGCGCGAGTTGCAGCTACAGGCGAAGCGCCGGAACGAAGCGATCGACAATCTGGTAAAGCCGGAGAAGGTCGTTGACGCCAAGGTCAAGCTGACCGGCCAACCTGGCAACACCGTTTCCGTGCCGGCGATCACCGAGCGCATGGTGATGGTCCCTTATGAGATGCCGTACCAGGGCATTCAGGCCATCAGTGAGCAAGCCCAAGGTTGCCGCGATCAGATCGACCGCGCCGCCTATGCCGACTTGTTCATGGCGATCACGAACATGCAGGGCATCCAGCCCCGCACGGTAGAAGAGATCGCGAGCCGAAACGAGGAAAAGCTTACCCAGCTCGGTCCGGTGATCGAGCGGGTGAATACCGAAAAGCTCGAAGTCGCCATCGACCGCACGTTCGGGATCATGGAGAGGGGTGGCTTGCTGCCGCCGGCTCCAGACGATTTGCGGGGCGTCAACCTCCGGATCGATTTCGTGTCGATCCTGACCCAGATGCAGCGGATGGTCGGGCTCGGCCAGATCGAGCGGACCGTGTCGTTCGTGGGCAATCTGGCAGCGGCGTTCCCGCAAGCGGCCGACAAGCTCGATATCGATGAAGTCGTTGACGAATATGCCGATCGCGCGGGCATGCCAAAGAAGCTGATCAGATCGGCGGATGCGGTCGCCCAGATCAGGGATCAGCGGGCACAGCAGCAGCGGGCACAGCAGATGGCCGCGACCATGCCGGCGGTCAAGGACGGTGCTGACGCAGCCAAGCTGCTATCTGAGACGGACACCGGCGGCGCATCGTTGCTCGACCGCGTGACGGGCCAGGTATGACCGACCAGCACGCCGCAGACATGACATTCCTGATGGAGCAGCCACAGTTTCGGCGGTTCCTTTTCCGTTCGATTCAAACCTCCGGGCTTCTGTCGCACATCGCCTACGGAACCAATGGTTCGGATGGGCGCGATCTCGCTTTCAACGAGGGGCGCCGAAGCCTGGGGTTCGAGCTTCTCAGCGAAGCGGAGGCGGCGTTACCCGCCGCCGCCCGGCACCCTCTCAACATCGTGAGCTTGATGAGCGTGCTTCGCGAGGAAGCGCAGACCACAGGACAGGAGAAAACGAGTGGCGGACGAAACGACCGGTACGGAAACGGGGACAGAGACAGAGACGGAGACGACTGAGGCAGGGCCTGACACGACGCCTGACAATGGGTCGGACGCTGGCGCGGGCGATGCTACCGTTCTTGGCGGTGACAGTGCCGATACGGCTGGCGGCGAGGCGGCCAAGGCCGTTCCCGACAATTACGAACTGGCCCCGGTCGAGGGGATCGCCATCGATGATGAATCGCTCGAGCTGGCAGCGCCGGTGTTCAAGGAGCTTGGCCTCGACAACGACCAGGCCAACAAGCTCATGCCGGTTGCTGCGGAGTTCGCGAAGAAAGCCGGCGCCGCCGCCATTGCCAAGCACCAGCTCGACCAGGCTCAGGCCTTCGGAACGCTCACCCGCGAGTGGGCGGAGAATGCCAAGGGCGACAAGGAGATCGGTGGGGCCAATTGGGACAAGACCGTCGAACTGTCGAGCAAGGCGCTCGACTTCCTTGGTTTCCCCAAGGGGTCGGAGTTCCGCAAGGCGCTGAACGAAAGCGGCTTCGGCAATCACCCTGAATTCATCCGCGCCTTTCGCCGCATCGGCGAGCGCGTGAGCGAGGACGCTTTCGAGCGTGGCGGATCGGCCCCATCGGGGAAGGTCGATCGCCTGTCTGCACTCTATCCCGATGACGTTCCGAAAAGTGAAGGGGCATAACACATGGCTACGATCGGTTCTTCCTATCTGAACCTTATCGATATGTTCCGTGCTGGCGGCGATGCCGCCACTGCGGAGGTTGTCGAGGTTCTCTCGAAGCTGTCGCCGGTGGCGCGCAATGCGTTCACGGTCGAGGCGAACAGCGGCACGGTGCACAAGCACACGATCCGCACCGGCCTGCCTTCGGTGGCATGGGGCCGCCTCTATCAGGGCATTCCGCAGTCGAAGTCCGGCCGCGCGAACGTGCAGGATACCACCGGCTTCGTCGAAGGTCTTTCGACCGTCGATACCCGCTTGCTGGAGATCGCACCGAACGCCGCTGCGCTTCGTGACAGCGAAGGTCGCGCGTTCCTCGAAAGTATGGTACAGGAAGTCGAGACCGGCTTTTTCTACCACGACATCACGACCTCGCCCGAGAAGTTCAAGGGCATGGCCGCGCGCTACAATGTCACCGGCGGAGGCGGCGCCGGCAATCAGATCGTGAAGGCTGGCGGCGCGGGTTCCGACAACACGTCGGTGTGGTTCGTGACCTGGAGCGAGAACGCCACCCATCTGATCCACCCGAAGGGCACCAAGGCAGGGATCGATCGACAGGACAAGGGTGAGCAGCGCGTCACCGACTCGACCGGCGCCTATTACGTCAAGGAGGAACTGTTCCGCTGGCACGTCGGCGTCGCGGTTCGCGATTGGCGCTACAACGCGCGCATCGCGAACATCGACGTGTCGGACATGCAGGCCGGTAGCGTCGATCTCTACAAGTTCATGCGTCAGGCGTTCTACAAGCTCCAGGGCGTGTACGCGACCGCGATGATGAACGGCTCTGGCCAGATCAATGAGAATGCTTCGGTCGAGGGCCGCACAGTCATCTACATGAACCGCGCCGTTCTTGAAGCGCTCGACGCGACCGGCACCAATGCGTCGAATGGCGCGCTGATGCTCAAGCCGATGGAGCTCGAAGGGCGCGTGGTGCAGTCGTATCGTGGCATCCCGATCGAGGTCACTGACGCCCTGCTCAACACCGAATCCGTTGTCTCTTAAGGGGAAGGCTCATGATCGTCGATAATACTCTCGTCTACAGTGACAAGCAGGCCATCACGGCCACGGCGGCTTCCACCAACATCGTCGATGTCGGCGCTGCGGGTACGGCGTTCGGCGCGGGGGCTGCGGTCTCCCGCGATATCGGCAAGGGCACGGAGATTCCGATGTACCTGTCGATCACCGAGGCGTTCAACAACCTGACCTCGCTCAAGGTGTCGTTCCAGAGCGATGATGACCCCGCGTTCGGCACCGCCAACAATACCGTGGCGGAACGCACCTATGCCCTGGCCGAACTGACGCTGGGGGCTCGCCTGGCCTTCCCGGCTGAAATCCCGGAGGGCACGGCTGGCCGCTACACGCGCCTGAACTACACCGTCACCGGCACCGCGCCGACGACCGGCAAGGTTTTCGCCGCTGTGGTCGCTGGCCGTCAGAACAACCCGTAAGGAGTAAACGGCAATGGCTGAGATCAATCCGAAGCCCGGTCACATCAACGAAAAGACCGGCAAGCGCGAGTTCACCGCCGAGGAAGCTGACCAGGCAATACAGGCAGCAGCCAAGACCGGCTCCGACACGCACCGGGCGACGGCGCGCGGTCACGCCCAGGGCCAGTTGATCGAGGAAGGTGAGGTGGTTCCCGCCGGCACCCCGATCAGCGAGGAATGGATGGAGCAGGTCAAGAAGGGGGTCCATGCCCTGTCCGGTGCCATTCAGGAGGCGCAGGCCGATCATCCGGGTGACGTTGACCTGACGAAGGCCAGCAAGTCAGCGCTGGAAGCGATGGCCCTGGAGCGCGGCATCAACGTGCAGGGCCTTTCCAAGGACGACCTGATCGTAGCGATCAAGGCGGAGCGCGAGCCGACCATCTGATCGACGCAGACTGTCAGGGGCGAGGGGGCGGGAGCTACGGCTTTCCGCCCCTTTTGCCGTTCGATTCAAGCACGCCTGGCTTGATCCTATCCATTCTCCATGGCCGTCGTCGATACCTGCAATGAGGCATTGGCCGAGGTTGGGGCCGATACGATCCAGTCGATCGACGAAGGATCGCTATCATCGAAGGAATGCAAGCGGCACTATGCCGATTGTGTCGCCGATCTTCTCGCGCTCCACGATTGGGGAGCAGCGATCAAGCGTGTCGCATTGGCCGAAGTGGTCAACGACCGACCGGGCGAATGGTGCTACGCTTACGCCAAGCCCGCCGATGCCGGAAATCTGCGCCGGGTCCTGCCGCAGGTGACAGCCGAAAGCGGGGTGATCTATCCGACTTGGGGATGGTGGTCCTATGCGTGGTGGGATGCCATTGGCCCGTTGCCGTTCGTAGAGGACGCGGGCACGATCTACACGCATGTCGAGGCCGCGATCCTCGAATACACCGTATCGGTGCTGGGCGAGGCGGATATGCGCCCTCTGTTCCGGCGCGCGCTTGTCATCACCTTGGCAGCGCGCATAGCGTTCCCCTTGAAGAAGGATCGCCAGTTGCGGGGCGACATGATCGCGATGGCAGATAACGCCGTCAGGATCGCAATGGCGGACGATCAGAATCGCTATCCACGTGTGCAGCAGGAATACGTAAGCGACATTGAGCTTGTGCGCGGCGCGGAGCCGGGCTGGCACTCCAGCCGGTTGCGATAATGCCCCAGCGATTCCCCACGATCAATTTCAGCAAGGGCGAAGTGGCGCCCGAAATGTACGCGCGTTTCGACGTGCAGGCCTATTCGTCGGCTGCAAAGCAGGCGCGCAACATGCGGGTCAGGAAATATGGCGGGCTGGCCAAGCGGCTCGGGACCCGCTTCGTCGCGGAAGTAAAGGACGCCACGAAGCCCGTCAGGCTCATGCCGTTCCAATTCTCGATCGAGCAAGCCTATGCGCTGGAAATGGGGCAGGGGTATATGCGCCCTGCCGCGCTCGGGGGAATGGTTCTCGAAACCGATGTCGCCATTACTGACATCACCGCCGAGACCAACGCTGTCATCGCGGCGGCATACCACGCCTATTCAGTCGGCGACGATGTTTACTTGACGGGTGGCGACGGGGCCATGGGGGACCTGCTCAATAATACCGTGTGGACCGTCACGTCCGTGATCGACGATGGGCATTTTGCCATCAACGCCGATACGACCGGCCTGACGTTCACGGGATGGACTGGCGGAGAAACCCGCGTCGCTCCGCCGCCGCCTCCCCCTCCTCCGCCGCCGGTCCCCGATCCTGTTCCGCCGCCTCCGCCTCCGGATGTTGGCGGTGGTGGTGGCGGGGGTATCGGATGCGTCGCTGCCGATCGCACGATGATCCGCCTTGCCAATACCAGCCGGAACGGCCCCGGTGGGGAGCGCATCGCCCGGATGGTGAAGAAGGGCGATTGGGTTTGGACCCGCGACCCAAAGACTGGAAAGATGATCGCCGCGTGTGTCGGTGCCGTGGTGATCGAGTGCGAGCCGGTTTGGTCGATGGACGGCCTGCCTGACGCGACCGAGCGCCATCGGACGTGGATCGATGGCGGCTGGGTCTATAGCGGAGATCGCGGGGAGCAAGCCGGCGAGGCGGATGTCTGGAAAGCCGAGATCATCGGCGTCCATACTTTCCTTGCCCGGCACGTCGATAGCAATGCCTGGGTGCTGTCGCACAATCTCAAGATGCAGCCGGAGTTCTGATGGGCGTCGCGCGGCTATACAGGGTCGGGTCTCCCTATAACGGGGTCGAACTGAACGACATCGATTTCGAGCAGACGGCTGATGTCATGTATCTGGCGCACATCGACCATCCTTTGGGCAAGCTCATCCGGCACGCCCATGCCGATTGGGAATTCACCGACGTGTCGTTCGGGCCTTTGCTCGCAGTCCCCACGGGTGTGTCAGCCGTCAATTCGACGCCGAATACCGATTCGGCGAACAGTGGCGACGCCTATTTCCCCCAACCCGCATCATATGTCGTGACCGCCCTTTCGGACAGCACCGGGCAGGAATCCCGGCCCTCGACGCCAGATAGCTGCACCAATGACCTGACGCTCAAGAGGAACTACAATACGATAAGCTGGAGCGCTGTTACGGATGCGGACCGCTATCGGATATACAAATCCAACAACACGCAGGATTACGGCTATATCGGGACGACCGAAAGCGTGACGTTCGTTGACGACAACATCGGCCCCGCGCTCGATAATGGGCCACCCGTGGGCAACAACCCGTTCTCGGCGGCCGGGGACTATCCTTCAACTGTCACCTTGTTCGAACAGCGGCTGATCCTTGGGCGCACGACGAACAACCCGAACGCCATATTCGCCTCACGTTCCGGCGATTACGAGAACATGGATATCTCGCGCCCATTGCGGGACGATGACTCCATTACGCTCGGCGTGGTCGCAGGCCGCGTCAATTCGATCAACCAACTGGTCTCCACGACAAGCCTGCTGGCGCTAACGTCAGATGCGGTGTTCAAGATCGATGGGGCGACGGACGGCGGATATCTGACAGCGACGCAGGCCCGTGCCAGGCGCCAGATCGGAAGGGGCTCCGACAGGCTGGGGCCGCTGGTTGTCGATAACGTGGTGTTTTATCGCCCCAACGAGGGGTCGAGCGTTCGCAGCATCGGCTACAGCTTCGAACAGGATGGCTTCACCGCTACCGATGTTTCGATCTACTCGCCCCACTTCTTCAAGAATTTCGACATCGTGAGCTGGGCGTATCTGCAAGAGCCCGACAGCATGATCGTGGCGGCTCGCTCCGATGGCAAGATGCTGTGCTTCACGTTCGAACAGGAGCAGCAGGTCTGGGGCTGGACGCTTTGGGAGACTGATGGCCGGGTCGAAAGCGTCTGTGCGATCACCGAGAATGGCGAGGATCGCCTGTACCTGACCGTGTGGAGAACGATCGGCGACGTTGACAAGCTCTATATCGAGCGCATGGCGTCGTCCCTGTGGAGTGACTACAGGGCGAGTTGCTATCTCGATTGCGCCACCAGTTTCACGGTGGACGATCCGCGCTCGACCTTCACGGGACTTTCCTACCTTGAGGGCCGTACCGTTGACGCGCTTGCGGATGGTGCGATCGTCAGGGGTCTGACCGTCACCAATGGCGCCATCACGCTTCCAGCTACGACAGGGCCCGTCTCGCAGCTTTCCGTGGGCATCAGCTATACGTCGGTTGTCGAGACCCTGCCGCTGATCGTGGCGAATGGCGCCAATGCCGGCCGCAAGCAGCAATTGGGGTCGGCCGTGATCGAGGTCATCGACTCGATGGACGTGTTCGCCGGGCCATCGGAGGACAAGCTCTACCGCGTCAAGAGCAGGTCGGATGAAGCCTATGGCGATCCCGATGCCCTTATGAACGGGTTCTACCAGTTCGATAACGAGAGCCGTGTAAGCGAGAAAGTATCGGTGTTCATCAAGCATGATGCACCGGGCCCCTTCCACCTGATCGGCGCCTTTCTGGAGCCGGAAATTGGCGGTTGAGATCATCGCGGCGGAGCAGGCGCACATCACGCCGATCGCGGAACGGATGCGCGAAGCCGACAGGGTAGAGGCTAGAGCGTTCGGCCATTCTCCGGAAATGGCGCTGCAACTTGGGTTGTGGTCGGGACCCGCGCATGTGGCGCTGGTTGACGGCCTTCCTGAGGCGATGTTCGGGCTACGCATCAAGAGCGCGCTGGCGGGCATCGGCACACCATGGATGCTCGGCACCGAAGCCGTCTATCGACATGGGCGAGAGATGCTCAGGATGGGGGCCGCCGTTCTTAGGGGGATGTTCGATTCAACGCCGTCCCTGGAGAACCTAGTTTCCGCCGATAATGCGCGGGCGATCCGGCTGCTCGAACGCTGGGGGTTCGTGGTCGAGCGGGAAGTAGAGATGATCGGCGGCGTTCCCTTTCGCATGTTCTGGCAGGAGCGCCCGTAATGTGCGATCCAATCTCTCTCACGGTCGCGGCAACGGCGGTCACGGCGATCGGGCAGGGCATGAACGCCATGCAGCAGGCTGCCACCTATCGGTACCAAGCCAAGATCGCTGACCGCAATGCGCAGTCCGATATCGAGGCAGGGCGCATGGCGCAGGACAACGCCAAGCTCGAAGCACAACGCCGGTATCGCCAGGGCGCTCAGGTGGAGGGGCAGCAGGTCGCGGCAATGGCTGCCAATGGGGTCGATCTAGGCTTCGGAAACGCCCTGAACCTCCAGAGCGATACCGCGATGATCACAGCCGATGATGTCGGGCAAATCTACCGGCAGGCCTATCAGGATCAGCGGACATCGGACATCAAGGTGTTCAATGACCGCGCCCAGGCCAGCGCATCCCGGCAGGCGGCGGCAGGCGCTATCACCAAAGGCATATTCGACGTTGGCTCCACTATTCTCGGTGGTGCGACACAGTTCTCGAAGATGAAGGCCGGCGGGTAATGCCGCGCGTCCAGATCGCCGAGAACACGATCGGGCTTGCCCAGCCCAGCCAGGCCCGACTTGTTCCAGCCGACAACAACGGCGGTGTCGCGGGCGGGATGGCGGCCGGACTGGTGGAGCTTGGTGGGCAGCTTGCCAATACCGCCCAGGTAAGGCGTGATCTACAGGCGCAAGAGCAAGCCGCGGATTTTGCCAAGCGGTTCGCCGACGCCCGCATCGTCTATGACCGCCAACGCGCCGATGCCCGAGCACAGGCCGGCCCTGGCGCGGCAGGCTATACCGATACGATGGGAAAGGCATTCGACGATACGTTCAATCCCCTTCTCTCGGGCATATCCGACAAGCGTGTGTTGCGGCAGGCACAGTCGCAGCTTCAGCAATATCGCGCCGAGAACGCCACGTCGGACTATGACTTCGAACTGACCGCACGCTCGGCCAAGATGGTCGGAGATGCTTCCGACACGATCGACACCGCCAGCGCGCGGGTTCGTGCGAGCGGCGATCCCCAAGCCTACAGTCAGGAGCGCCTGAACGTCTATACGATGGTTCAGGGCTTGCCGATCTCGGATGCCAAGAAACAGGCGTTATGGCGAAAGGGGCAGGCCGATCTTGCTGGGGCTGATATCGGGCGAAAGATCGATGCCAACCCGCAGCAGGTCAGGACCGATATTGAAAGGGGCATGTATGCCGACGCTGGGTTGGACGGGAAGCAGATCGATGCTTTCCTTGCCCAAGCTGATGTCGGGGTTCGGCGTATCCAGTCGGAGCAGCAGCATCAGATAGCCCTCGCGAAGTCCGCGCTGTCGGAGCAGATCGCGACAGTGAAGGCGCAACTTGGTGCTGGCGTGAACGTGCCCGACGCGCAGTTGGCACAGCTCGCACAGCAGGCTCAAGCCGTAGGCGATACGTCCAATGCGTTCGATCTGTCAGAAGCGCGGGTGCGGAACAACTTCAACCAGCTTTCCAAGGGTTGGACGCCGCAGCAGTTGGAGTCTCAGCGTAACGCCCTGCTGGCCAAGGGGACGAAGCGAACACCACAAGAGGACATCCTTCTCGATCAGATCGAGAAGCGCATGCCGTCGATGGTGGAGGACTTCAATCGCGATCCGGGAAAATGGGCGGCAAGCAATGGCGTTCCGCCGCCTCAGATAAACTGGCAGGACCAATCCACGATTGATGCGAGGCGTCGGTGGGTAGCGACGGTCTCTGGCGCGACAGGCCGCCCAACGCCATTCTTCTCGGCAAACGAGGTCGCCGATCTCAAGGCCAAGGCAGAAGCAAGCCCGGCCGGAGAAGTAGCGGTCCTCAACAACGTAGCCATGATCGGTGGGCGCCAGGCCGTCACCGAGATGCAGCGCATCTTACCGGACGATCCAAAAGCTGCGCGTCTTGTGCTGCTCAACCCCAGCGCGAGAGGGCAGGCGCTTGCTGGTATGGAGGTGCTGAAGGATCGCCCCGACACATTGCCCGACAAGCTGACTCGTCAGCCATTCGAGGACCGCCTAGGCGCTGCCGGACGATTGATGGACGGTAGCCAGATCGAGGGCGTGTACGGCGTTGCCAAAGGTCTCTACGTCGATATGGCGCGCAAGAGCGGCATAGCCTTGGGCAAAGATACCGACTTCAATGATAACCTCTGGAACGCCGCTATTCACCGGGCCCTCGGTGGCCGGTACGATGGCCAGTCCAACAAATGGTTCGGGGGAGTTTGGACGTGGGGCAAAAACCCCGTGCTTATCCCGAACACGGTGACGGGCAAGCAATTCGAAGGCGCGATGGCCAAGCTCGGCGGTGCCGGGGAATGGGGTACCAAGACGTACCCGGTCTATTCGAATGGAACCGCGATCCCGCCTAGCGTTCTAGTCCGCAGCTTCATTCCCGTGCTCCGCCCGGATGGCTGGTACGAATTCGTAGGCCCTGATGGGAATCCGGTTCCAGGCAAGAGCGGGCAAACCTTCCGGATCGATCTCGAAGCGACGGCGCGGAAGTACCCGCAATGAGGGATCAGAAAACACCGGGCACGGTGTTCATTGACGATAGCGTCGATACCAGCCCTCCGCCCAAGGCACCTGACGCACCGGTATCCTCCGGTGACATTATCGGCGCGCATTGGACGCTCGGCTATCAGGACATGGGCGGCCAACCGCTCCAGGCAAAGATCGATGCCTATACGCCGATCATCAACGAACTGGATAAACGAGACACTAGAAGCTGGCTCGACCGGACATTTGGGGAGCAGTACATTCTCGGCGTCACGCGCGGCCTGCCGATCAATACGAACAAGGTGTGGGCCGATGTCGCCCGCATTCGCGCGACCGATCCCGGCTTCCTGAAGGATATCCCCGCCACGAACGATAACGAGTTCGGGACTTGGGTTCAGAATAATGAGAAGGGCAAGCGCGCCAAGGCACAGGACGTGGTGCGCCGCGAGCGCGGCATAAGCCAGGGCGCGTTAGGGTTCGCAACTGGCATCGGCACAAGTCTTGTAGATCCCATAAATCTTGGCGGCATGGCTTTGACTGGACCACTGGCCGGCGGCAGCAAGACGTTGCTCGGGACGATGGCCCGAGATGCCGTGACGAACATGGCGATCGAGACTGCCGAGCTTCCCTCGATATCCAGTAATCGGGCTCAGTTCGGTGAGCAGATGACGCCGCTGGATATGGCTGGCGACGTGGGCTTGGCTGGTGTGGCCGGCGCCGCATTCCCGCTTGCCACGCGCGGCGTCAAGGGCGTGGCGAGCGTGGTAGGGGACGGCATTGCGCCAGCAGGCAGGGGCGCCCAGCGCTATCTTGCGCCTTGGGCGCTGAGCCATGCTGGCATCGCCGATGCCACGGACGCAGATGTTGCCCGCACGTTTGCGGATACGGTGCCAAGAGACGGGCGTACGCCAGATGCGCAGGCCGGTCTCAACGTTCTGGAGCGTGAGGCGGATGTGAGAGGGGCAAGCCCCTATATCCCATCTCCCGGCGGTCTCGACGCCAATGCCGAACGCATGGCGGCTGTATCTGACATTCTGTCTCAGCCCGCCAGTGTCGGCGCGTCGCGACCTTCCCCGCGTCCGGCTGGCCGTACCACCGTGCCGCTCACGCAGGACAACATCATCCGCTTCGTCATCAACGACCTTGAAGGCGGTGCGAAGGTGGTTCCGTTCAGCGAGGCGGACGGCGGCACGACGAAATACGGCGTCGCCAAAAAGTTCAATCCCGACGTTGACGTGGCGAACATCACCGAAGCCGATGCCATGCGGATCGCCCGGCAGCGTTACTGGCTTCCCGAATTTAACACCGTCGATCCGCGCGTCGCCTCGATCGCGTTCGATGCCAACTGGATCAGCTCACCCACGCTAGCGCGCAAGATCGTCAGGGAGGCTGGAAACGATGTTGACAAGGCGCTGGATATTTACCGTGGTCGGTTGAACGAAATTGCCGACACGGTTCCTGACAAGGCGAAATTCCGTAAGGGCTGGAACAACCGCGTCGATAAGCTCGCCCGGTACGTTGGAGACGCCGAGCACTCGACTGCCCGTCTCGACCCGGAGCAGTTCAATGGCGACGACGCAGCCTATCGCGCGGCCACGGAAGATTTGAACCGCGAGGAATTGCGGCTCGCCGACGATACGCCGACACGGCCCGACCCGGTCCGGGATTACGTCGATCGCATGGCGGTGGGTGACGATCTTTCATCGCCGGCTGATGTCCAGTTCGCGGCGCAGAACAAACCCGCGATCG